CTGTTGCCTGAAAGCACACAAATACAAATAAATGAATATAAACAAGTTATAAATGAACTGTATATAGATGAACGAGAAGATATTCTAGAAAGATTAACAATAGATATATTGTCTAGATGCTGGGAAAGAATGCAAAAAGTAAAAACAGTAGATAGACCTATAGATTATTTAAAAGAATCAGTTATAAATGAGGTGGAAAAAAATGAATAAAGAGGAACTAGATGTATTAAAGGAAATAGTTAAAAAAATATGTGATAAAGCAGATATTCCAACGACTATTAAGGAGAATGATATATGTATAGATGTGATGAATGTAGGATGATAATAGAAGATTTTAATGATTTAGCAGAAGATTTTGATGGCTATAAAGTATGTCCTCATTGTAAAGGTGATGTAGAAATAGTAAAAGAATGTGAATGTGGCAATTGGATGGATAGAGATGAACTATTTTGTGAAAAATGTAGGTTATCAATAATAAAGAAATTCCAAGAGTTTATGGATGAATTTAGTGAAAAAGAAAGAGGATACTTAAACAAAATATATGATGGAAAAGAATTTTAAGGAGTGTGAGTTAAATGTTATCAAGTTACAACGATTTAAGGAAAGTAGATGTAAGTAAATGGGTAGAAAAAAGAGATGGAGCAGACTATTTAAACTGGGCAAAAGTTGTTGATTTATTACACGAAAATGGAGCAGAAAAAGTATATTTTGAGCCAGTAGTAAATGAACTAACAGGAAGTAGTTTGTATATGACAGAACAAGAATTTGAAGATAGCAAAGGTAATACAAATAGAGTTTATGAAACAGCAGTGAGAATAGTAATAGATGATTTAGAGTTTATTCAAAGAGGTCCAGTTACAAATGGAAGTAATCCAGTAAAAGATAATTCTATGTCCCAACAAAGATTATGGAATTGTCAAACAAGATTATTTGTTAAAGGTGTAGCAATAAGAACAGGTTTAGGATTTGATTTATGGCTTAAAGATGAAGAAAAAACTGACAAAGAAAATTGGGAAGATGATTTAAGTAGACACGATATATCAAAAATAAAAGAAAGATGCCAACAAATTTATACGCAAAAACATAAAGCAGGTTTAACTGCAAAAGAAATAGCAGACAAACTTCACAAAACAGAAGATGAAATAAAAGCATTATTTAGTTATTTTGATACTTTAAGCAATTTTGAAAGAGAGTTATCAAACATTGATACAAAGTCAAGATAGAAGTGGATATATAGGAGCATCAGATACAAGTTATGTAGTAGGTAACTGGAAAACAAAATCGTTTGAAAAATGGTGGCTTGAAAAATTAGGAATAGCTAAAAACGATTTTTCAAACGAAGCAATAAAAGCAGGAAATAATTACGAGCATAAAATTTTAGAAGCATTAAATATTGAAGGTTTACAAACTGATAAACAAATTATTGAAGATAGATTAAGAGTTAATTTAGATGGCAACACAGAAACTTGTATATATGAAGTAAAAACACATAATGCAGATAAAGAATTTAAGGTATCAAAACAGTATTGGAGGCAAGCACAAGTAGAGATGTATGCAAGCAATATAAAAAAATTATATATAGTTGCATATTCATTGATAGAAAGTGATTACAAAAACTATTTCAATGAAATAGATACAAATAGAATACAGTTGATTCCAGTAGAATATGATGAAAAATTTATTAAAGAGGAATATTTACCAAGGTTGCAGTATTTAACAGTATGTTTGAAAGAAGGTAAATTTCCAGTGAAAGAGGTATAGAATGGAAAAGTTTGAAAAGTTATATATGTTTAATCCTTTTACGATAGAAAAAGCTGATAGCAGGGAAATAGGAGATACATATACTAATTTGCAAAATAGATTAAGTGTAGATACAGACACACCATATCAATTAGCAAATAATATAGAAATCTATGCAAATATGAATTTCCTACTTGGTGAAATGATAGCAAGAATACAGGAACAACATGATGAATTAAAAACTGAAATAAGCATAACTGAAAACAAACAAATTTATATGCAAAGAAAGCAATGGCAAGAAACAAATAGTGAAAAGCCACCAGCAATGAGTTATTTTGAAGCTATGGCAAAAGAATTTGTAAAAAAAGAAAGTAAAGAATTAGCAAGATTAGGAGCAAATTTGTTTAGATTTAAAAAAGCATATGAAAGTATAGAGAGTAAGCAAAATGCATTAAAAAAGAAAATGGATGCAATGAAATTAGAAAGGTAGAAAAAATGGATACAAGTAATTTAATGTTCCCTAAACCAAAAGATAAAGGGAAAGCAAAATCAAAAAAGATTCCAGATAGTAAAAGATTCTCAATAATAACTGATGATTTAGAACACTGCATTGAATGTGGTAGAACAAAAGTAAATTTACATGAAGTGTTTTTTGGAACAGCAAACAGACAATTAAGCATAAAATATGGACTTGTAGTTCCATTTTGTGAAGAATTACATCATAATCAAGTGAATTGCAAAGGAGTTCATTTTGATGAGAAATTAGATACAAAATGGAAAAAAGAAGGACAAAAAGTATTTATGAAATATTACAAAAAAACAAAGCAAGAATTTAGAGAAATATTTGGAAAAAGTTATATTTAGGAGGAATGGAATAATGAAAGCAAATGAATTAGTAGGAAAATTAGCAATAAGAACAAAACCAATAAAGTTAGGTTCTGACTTTTTTGGAAATGAAAACAAGGATTACTCATATACAAGTAGTCCAATTAGAATTTTAAAAGTAACTGATAATCATATTGTATATGACCATAAAGGTTGCAAGGAAGAGAAGATATTTAAAAGTTCTAGTATATTAGATAATAGGTGGCTTGATGATAATTGGGAAGATTATGAAAATTTGATAGGAGGATTAGAAAATGAATAAATTTCAATTTTTAGGGAGATTAACAAAAGATCCAGAGGTAAGATACACTGCAAATACTAATTCGCAAGTAACAGTATTTACATTAGCAGTAAATAGAAGATATGTATCACAAAATGGAGAAAGAGAAGTAGATTTTTTTAATTTAACTGCATTTGGAAAAACTGCTGAATTTGTAAGTAAATATTATAAAAAAGGACAACAAGTATTAGTAGAAGGAAGAATACAAAATAGAACATGGGAAGATGATAAAGGTCAAAAGAGATATGCTACTGACTTTATCGTTGAAAATGCATATTTTGCTGATAGCAATAAAAATACAAATGATACACAAGAATCAGCAAGTGATTTTGTAACAGTGGAAGAAGATGAAGATTTACCATTTTAGGAGGATAGATTATGAAAAAATATTTTAAACATTTTATAACTATAACAAAACATATACATTATGTAAGAAAATTTTGTTTCAAATGTGGATATTACAAAAGAGGTTTATTACACGATTTAAGTAAGTATAGTTTTTCAGAGTTTTTTGCAAGTGCAAAATATTTTCAAGGAAATAGTAGCCCTATTGATGCTGAAAAAAGAGAAAAAGGATATTCATTGGCATGGCAACATCATAAAGGACATAATCCACATCATTGGGAATATTGGATAGATAATTTAGGAACATATAAAAATACACCATGCAAGATTCCTTATGAATACGTTATAGAGATGATATGTGATTGGTTAGGTGCAGGAATTGTATACTCAAAACAAAAGCCAAATTACAATATGCCATACGAAGAACCTTTAAAATATTATAACAAGTGTATAAAAGAAAGAATTTTCCACAAAGAAACACAAGAATTGATAGAATCTTATTTAAAGTTAATTGCTGTAAATGGTATAAATGCTTTTTGTTCATATATAAGAATTAAAGGTTATGATTATGCAAATTATACAGGAGAATATTTAGTATAGAAATTACAACAGGGATAGGCAAATAAAGTTTATCCCTGTCTTTTATAGGAGGATAAGATGAATAGTAAACAAAAAGGTAAAAGAGGAGAATTGTATATGGTCAAGAAATTTAAAGAAAATGGCTATGAGTGTAATAGGACAGCACAGTTTAAAGGTAACACAGGTAGAGCAGATGATATAGAAGGCATTGATTATATACATGCAGAAGTAAAATTTGTAGAAAGATTAAATATACATGAAGCAATGATACAAGCAGTAAGAGATACAATAGCAAGCAGAAGATTTGCTTTTCCAACAATATTTCATAAAAGAAGCAGAGAAGAATGTTTAGTAACAATGAGATTTGATGATTGGATAAAGTTATACAACGAATATTACAGTTCAATGAAACTTGCAGAAAGGAATATGAAAGATGATAACAAAGAGTGAGTTTATAGAAATAATAGATAGATTAAGAGATACTGATGATATGGTAACTGATATAAATGAAAGAATAGCAAGTAGCAAAGAAGTAGTAATATCAGATTTTACAAATGCAGGAAGTATGATGATATGCCATGAAGATATAGTAATAAAATTATTAGCAAATATATTTAATGACAGTGATACATTAAGCTGGTGGATGTATGAACTAGAATATGGAAGAAAATATTTTCATGGATGCATCCAAGATACAAATGGTAAGAATATAGACTTATCAAACGAGAGTAAATTATATGATTATTTGATAGAGCAGATGGAGGTGTAGAAAATGATAATAGTAAGTCAAGATGGAAAAACAATGATGAATTATGATACAGCAGTTGCATTGGAAGTGCAACACGATGACCAATACAATGATGGTTTTGTAATACAAGGATTATACGAGGATTATTGTTTTACTTGTGGTAAATATACAACAGAAGAAAGAGCAAAAGAAGTGTTAGAGGATATAGTTAAATTATATGAACAAAAAGATTTAACAGTAGGAAATATGGCATATGCAAATGTAAATTATCCAAAAGTATATAGGATGCCAGAGGTGTAGATATGGAAGAAATAAAAGATAATGAATATGTAAGAACATTACAAGGAACTATTGCAAAAATAGAAGATAGTGAATTTGATGTTAAATATAAAATACCTACTGGTAAACCAATTTATAGAAATTGGAAAGAAGATTTTGGTGGCTCTTATGTAGCATATGAAGATATAGTAAAACATAGCTTTAACATAATAGACCTTATAGAAGTTAGAGATTATGTGAATGGCTACATGGTAATAGATATAGATAGAAAAAATAATAAAGTATGCTTACTTATGCCTTTTGATGAGAATAATTTAAGTTTATCAAATATAGTATGGAAAGTCATAAAGCCGAAAGATAAAATCGTAACAAAAGAACAATTTAAATCAATAGAATATGAGGTAAAGTAAATGGAAGTAGAAAAAATAGTTTTTGCAATTCAAAATAAAGAAGGTTTGTATGCTACTTATGGAAGAAGTGAATTTCATAAAGATTTGAGATTTGCAAGACTTTATAAAAGCAAAAAAACAGCATTAAAACATTATTTCAATAATAAAGGAGATTATAAAGGTTTAAAACTTATAGGATTAGAAATAAAGGAGATTAGTAGGGAAGAATTAAATCCAGAAGAATTTGAAGAAAATAAATATAGGTGGTAGTGAAAATGGAAGAAAAATTAAAGAAAATAATAAATTATTATGGACCAATAGAACAAATTAAACAATTAGATGAAGAGGTAAAAGAGTTTATAGAAACAATAACAGATTATGAAAGAGATTCAAAAAGTCCATATTCAACAGTAGGAATTATGCAAAAAGATAAAGAACATATGGAAGAAGAGTTTGGAGATGTAATGGTAATGATGGAACAATATGCATTATATTATGGCTTAGATAAGGACAAGATAAAAGAAATAATGCAATATAAAGCAGATAGACAAATTGGGAGGATAGAGAATGAAAAAAGAAAGAGAAGTTAAAATAGGTAACTACATATTTAAAAATAGTAAAGAAGGAAACACTATATTTCACTGGATAGGAAACAAACAAGAAAAAACAGCAGATGAAATATTTGAAGAATTAGGATATGAAAAACATCAAAAAGAAAATATTGGTTATGCCAAAAGAGATGAAAATGGAATAATGAGCGCTATAATATTTGATTTTGAGAAAAAAGCAGTTGTAGTGCATTATGCTTATACAGATTGTATAGGAATTGAAATGCAAGACCTAAAAGCAATAAATATGAAGTGTAAAGAATTAGGTTGGTGTGAGTAATGGAAGAAGAGATAAAAGTATTAGAAAATTGCTGGGTAATGACAACAGACCATGTGTTAGATGATGGAAATATAGCTTTAAAATTAGCGATAAAGAATTTTATAAAAGAATATAGACAATTAGAAAAAGAAAATAAGGAATTAAAGAAATATAAAGATAGATGTGAAGGAGCAGTAGAATTTATAAATAGCAGAATAGAAGGTATGGTTCCAGAACATTATGAAGATTTACATTATATATTATGTGAAAGTGAAGAAGGTGA